GAAGCACCTGCGAGTAGCGGGGGTGGAGATCGCCTTCAGGAAGCGGACGAGATGATCCGGTGGAGCTGCAACATCTGCAACCGGGCCTTCTCGTCGAAGAACAAGGCGCAGAAGCACCTCTACTTCGCACACAACGTCCGCTCCCGAGGGCGCTCGATGGTCAGCGCACGTACTGCTGGATCGTCTTCAGCGCCTGGATGTTGCGAGGCGCCGTGACGCTGTTGACGTTGTCCCAGTCGTTGGCCTGGTAGTCCGGGTTGTACCACCAGAGCATCACCTTGCAGCCATTCGACAGGGCCTTAGCCAGGCCATTGTTGAGCGCCTGCATCGCCCGCGGCGTGTTGACGTTGTAGCCGCTCATGCCCCCAACGCGCACCGCCGAGGGGGCACCCATCTCACCGAAGTCACACGGTACGCCCGCCTTGGCGCAGGCCTTGATGACCCCGTCCATGAACGAGACGTCCAGGCTGACCAGGCTGTCGGCTTCCACATAGTCGCCGCCATGATCCGGATCGAAGTAGCAGTGGAAGTTGAAACGCGTCTTGCCGGCCGGGTCCTTGACGGTGAGCAGCTGCGGGATGGTGTCCACGCCGTTGACCGTGGTGGCCCAGGGGTAGGCTTCCAGGATCGACCAGGTCTCGCCCTTCGGATCGTACTTGCGCAGCACGTCGGTGCAGAGCTGGTACTCCTGGATGATCACCATGACCGAGCTGAGGTTGATGGGCTCGTTCATCCAGTCCCAGCCATAGATCGCTTCCCAGGCCTTCTTCGACTTCTGCTGGACGTAGGGAATCAGCTTGTCATACAGGCCGTTGGCGAAGCTGCCGATAGGCAGTTTGGCGGTCCCGAGCTGCACGCGCTCACCGGCATTGTTGGTGAACGAACGACCGGCGTAGTTGTGTGCGGCGCACACCTGCACCGAGCGAGGCCCGAACACGTCGTGCAGCATCTCCAGCTGCTCGATGAAGGCCTTGCCGTAAGTCGGGTCGATCTCGCCACCGAGTACCGGCGTGAAGCGCTCGGCCAGGCAAGACACGCGCACACCGGTCAGGCCATCCGCCTTGGCGCGCATCGCCGCGGCGCGGGTGCCCCAGCCGTAGTGCTGGCCGGCGATGCCCGGCAGCGTGTAGCCGCCACCTGCCTGACCGAAGTTGCCCCAGACCTCAGCATCGCCCGTGAGCAGCTTCAGCAGCGAGCCGCGAGCCCCGGGGATGAACTCACCCTCGACCACCTCCGGCACCTTGTAGGGCGAGCTGACGATGGTGACCAGGTTGTTGGCCTTGACCTTGGCCGGCATCGGGCGCTTGTCGAGCCAGACGCTGGAGTTGGGCGAGCCGACCTGCACCGACTGTACGGTGGCCTGGGTCCCATCGGAGAACAGCAGCACCGCGCCAGCGACAACCAGCGGGTTGCTCGAGGGCATCACGACACCGGGCTTGATCGAGCCGTTGGCTTCGCGCTTCCACACGCCGCTGTCCCAGTCCTCGTTATCGAAGACGACCACCGAGCTGGTGCCGACCTTGGTGGGGGTGTCTGGGTAGCCCACGGCCGGTGGGGCATCGGTGTTGCCTTCGATCGGCGCGGTCACGCCGGGGATGGATTTGATGGAGAACTCGCTGCCGATCAGCTTTTTGACCTTGTCGGCCGAGTCAGCCGGCACTACGTCGACCAGAGCAATCGTGCCGCCCTCGGCCACGCCCACCACGTTGACGCTGCGGGTATTGGCGAAGGTGATGATCATGCCCTTGGTCAGCAGCAGGCTCCCGTCAGTAACGACGGTCTTGTCGCTGATCGACTTGATCTTGGCCTTGTCGCCGACCTTGGCGCTCACAGGTTTGCTCGGCTGCTGGTTACCCTGAGCGGCCTGCACGACCTTCTTCAGGGCGGCAAGCTCCGCCTCCAGTTCTTCGATCCGCTTCAGCGCGGCTTGGAAATCATCGCTCATGACTAGCTCCAGGTGAGGTTGATGGCGAGTCAGTATCACCCTGCCGTTCGTCGCCGACAAGCGGCACTCGTCGCAAGTAAATTTGACATCCGTAACGGGTGACGATAATTTGCAACGACACCAACGAGGAGCAACACCATGAACGACAAATGCACCATGTGTGGCGAAGAAGGCCTGGTTAAACTCAGCTCGCAGAACGCCAAGGTCTGCACGGGCTGTGGCCACGAAGAGGCCTGGCCACTCGAGGCGGGGCAGCAGCCTCTGGTGGGTAGCCACCGGCAGAAGAGCCCCTACGAATATCAAGGCAAGCTTCCTATGTCGCCCGCTTGCGAAAAGGCAATGGATGAGCGCCGTCGTATTGCCGAAGAACTAAGCCTAGCTGCTCCAACCACTATGGCGGCAGCTCGGGTGAGGGATGGCGCAGAGTTACTCACCGAAGCCGAACGCGCCGCCCTTGTTGCGGCAAATGGTGCAGCCCTGGAGGGACTGATAGGGAAGCCCGAAGAGTTGAGGAAATCTGATGAAACCGAAGAGCTGGACCACGTATTCCGCGCCATCCAGGTCTTCGGCCAAACAGGCGACCCCACGATCATGAAGCGGGTGGACTGCCTGACCGATATTCAGCGAAATCTCTTCGCTCACAAGCTCGACCGCCTGCTTCAGCACATCGCCCCGGACGACTCCATGTTCCGCAACTACCAGGCCGAGCTGCGCAGCCTGAGCAACACCATCGCCGCTACCCATACCTGCTACGAAAAGGGTGACGAGGGTTGTCCGGAGCAGATCCTGGACCGCAACGGCGACGTCGTGCTGGGGTTGTGCAAGCACTGCGGTGCCGGAGAGTCGGAGCTGACCCAGCAGGTCTGTACCGGACCGAAGCCCACGGAGAGCACGCTAAAGATCGATATGATTGCCGCCCATGATCAGATGGAGCAATACCGCAAGACACTAGGTCTGCACCTGGACGCGATACTCTCTGTTGAACCGGCACCCCTTATCGACCCGGATCACATCCGCCGCAGTTACCGCTTCGCCGACGTGTGCGAGGCCAATTACCTCCAGCTCGCCCTGGTGCTCCAGCGCGCTCACGACCAGGCCGCTTACGGCAAAGGCAAGGATCGGCACGCCAAGGGCCAGCCGTTCCACGAGCAGCGGATGCAAAGCGTCAGCCGTCTGCTCGACTCGCCGGATGGCATGGCCTACCAGGTGCTGAAGAAGGTCACCGAGGGGCTGGAGTTACCCACCACTGAGCGCAAGGTGGCCGAGCTGCTGGGCGCGATCAACTACCTGGCCGGCATCGTGATCTTCCTCGAGTCGAAGGATCGCGCCAGCGCCGTCAACATCATCGCAGGAGAAGTGTGATGGAAGTAGCCTGGCGGAAAATTATCGACTGGCCCTATTCAGTCAGCTCGGAAGGTCAAGTTCGCAATGATCGAAGCGGCAGAATTCTTCGACAGAACTTACATAAGTCAGGCTACTTGCAAGTACAGATCTGGAATAAGCGAGAGTTTAAAACTTTCCTGGTTCATAGGCTTGTCGCTCAATGCTTCCTCGGTGACAAGCCTGAACTGGAAGTCGCTCACTCAGACGGCATTCGTACCAACAATACGCTTTCAAATCTTAGATGGGTCAATCACGTCGAAAATATGCGAGATCGAGATTTACATGGAAGTACCGCTCGAGGCTTAAGAAACGGTAAGACCAAGCACAGTGATGAGCTGGTTAGCCTTTGTATCAGTTTGCAAGCCCAAGGACTGACGCTGAAGGCAATTGCACAAGAATTAAGTATCCCTATGGGTACTGTCAGCGGATACGTTTACCGATCAAGAAGAAAGGTCAGATAGATGCGTGATCGAATTTTTTATAGAGCTTGTCGAATAGTAATCGGCTTAACCTGCTTTTTACTTAAAGCGCGCTACAGGAGAAATGAAAGTGACATTACTTTCCTGGCTTAACCGTTTTGGCTCTCGCGGGCAGCACATCAAGATGGCTCGCCTGGTTCGTATCCACCTTCGAGGTAATCCTCAATGAGCCCCTTCCAGGTTTTCACCCTCGCCTGCATGGTCTTGTGCGCCCTGCTGCTGGCCTCCGGCACCAAGACCTCGAGCACCGTGCAGCACCACCTGGGCAACTGGGTCATCGGCGCGCTAATCGGCCTGGGTCTCGCCCTGGGCCTGGTCGGCGCTTTCACCATCGTCGCCAGCATTGCTGAACTGGTGTACCGCTTCCTGGGGTGGCTGTGATGCTGACATTCGGGAATTCGGTGGCTCTTCTCATAGCCCTGGTCGTGCCTCTGCGATTAGCCTGGGTCATGGCGTCTTTTGGGGACTCTCGCAAAAAGTACCAGCCCTCTGCCTGGTTCACTGGCCTTCTCGACGCCGAGGCGGGCGAAGCCGTGGAGCCGCAGGACTGGGACGACGAAGTCTTCCCGGGCTACTGGAGGGAATACGCTCAGGGCGCCTTCGACTACCGGCGTCACCTTGAGGAGCGCCTGCCATGAAAATCATGATCCAGCGGCTGACCTCCCAGGGAGGCAACTTTCCGCCCCGCTTCGCTTACATCAAAGCCAACTGGCTCGAGCGCATCGTGTTGCATCGCATGATGAAGGCCAAGCGCCACAACCTGCGGCCGGCACGCAACTGGCCAGGGCCTGCGGTAGTCGGCGCCAGCTTCATCCTCAAGCCCAAGGGTCGCCGCAACGTAGACCCGGGACGCAGCCCCATGCCGAGCAAATTCATGCGCGTGATCACAACGCCCATGTTCACCATCGTCGACATGCTGCCGCTGGTTGGTCTGTCGATGCTTTACGTGGCCACCGAGCGCTGGATGAGCATCCTGGTATGGACCAGCGTCGTGCTCACCACCCTGGCCTCTGGCCTCATGTACTACGGTCGAATTCGGAGCATGAAAGGATGAAACACGGTCTGAGCGAGGAGCAGATCCTCAAGCTGGCGGCCAAGCGTGACTTCCATGTCTCACGTTACGCCTGGTCTCACGATGGGCTGCGGAAGAAGACCCGCAAGATGCTTCAGGAGGGGAAGCTGCGGCTCGTGGCACCGCCGCAGGACGAGTTCATTTACCGGACTGCCGACCCTTCAGGGAGTCGTACTGCCGCTGGCAGCTGAGCCAGGCAATTCGGTAATCGTCTGCTGCAACAGCAAGCTCTCGAGACGCCGCTGTAGACCCTGCGAACAGGTTGGTGAGCAGATCTCCGGCGTTTCGGCTACCCGGGCTTCCAGCGCCAGCGGCGGAATCTCGGGGACCGGACACGAGCTTGCCGGTAAGGGTTGAGACCTGCTTGAGCAGCCGCTTGATAGTAGCGTCAGCGTCAGCAAGGCCAGCCCGAGCAGCGGCCTGTTCTTTCTTCGCATTGGCGATCACCTCATCTTTTTCACGTTGACGCCGGGACTCCTCGGCGCGGGCATCCTCGGACGCCTTCAGGGAGGCCGCCAGCAGCTCGCTCTCGCGACGATCCCACTTCTCCTGTACCTCGGCCTTACCCGCAGCATATCCGTCGCTGTAGCGCGATCCTGCGAGCCATAGCGCCCCCACCACCAGGGCAACAAAAAGCGCCACTGGAAACCAGTAGCGCTTGAGCAGTGCCAGGGCGATGTTCACGCCACGGTCCCGCCCGATGTCTCGAAGGCCGACACCAGGTAGTCGATGGGGTGGGTGTGCTGGCCATACGGTGAGCCGGTGAAGCTGGCCCAGATGTTGTTGGCCTTAGCGATTGCCTCGCGAACGCGGCCGGCGTCGATGTCGTCCAGGGCGCGCCGCTCCTTCAGCTGCTGGAGGCAGTACAGGTCCTGGCTGATTGGGCCGAAGTCGGGCAGTTTGAGCTGCGCCTTGTAGTGCGGCCAGAACTTGTAGAGGATCTGGTAGGGGCCTGCCGCGGTGGAGTTAAGCGCCTTGTTGAGCACGTTCGGGTGGTCGCTGTAGTCGCGGAAGATCAGCGGCTTCTGGATGGTGGAGCCGACTAGGATGTTGTAGCCGTCGTCGCTGTCCTTGATCAGGGCGGGGCCCAGCTCACTGATAGCGATCATGCCCATGAAGGCTTGCCGGTTGCGGACGACGCCGCCGATCTTAGATTCGGGGAGACGGGGTATCATTTCTTGGTTTCCTCGGAGTTCGACTTCTTGATTTCCTCGATTACCGTGTCGGCCTTGCGGACCGCCTCGGTGGCCTTGTCGAGCGCCACGCCGCTTTTGCCCTGGGCCTTGGCCAACTCCCCCGCAAGGAAGATGTTAGCGTCGTGTACGGTGCGCAGGCGGTCACGCATCTTGTCGATGATGCGCTCATGACTGGCGACCAGGTCAATGATCACCAGGCGATTTTTCTGATCGTTCCACTCGGCGCTGATGATCCAGGTGGTGAGCACGATGATGGCCAAGATCATCTTGCTGCCGTGCTGATCCCAGGCGCGACGGGCGCGCCCCTGCTTTCTAACCAGTGCGTCCGTCATATGCGGGTGCTCGCTTGGATGGTCTGTTTCAGTTGGCTGATCTCTTCGGCCATGAGGCCCATCTGTTGGCGAAGACCAGCGTTCTCCTGGGTAGACAGCTCGAGGGCCTTGCTGAGACGCTCGACTTCCGAGGTGGCGCGATTGACGTCACGCTGCATGGAAAGCATAGCCTCAGCGGTCTTGGCTGTCTCAGCGCGCATCGCGCTAAACTGTTCGACCATTTCGAGCTGGCGGGCGAAGGCCTGGTCGGCGCGGAGTCGCTCGGAGGTCTCGCCTTCTTCGGCCTTGATCCTTCGCTCGCGTTCGATAGACAGCGCGCTGGCCAATTCCTCCGACTGGGACTTGTTCTCGCCTTTCTCCTGGTTGCTCTTCCACCGCCAGCCGGCGATGAGGACACCCAGGCTCACCAGCCCGGCGAGGGTGCTCTTCTCGAACAAGGCCGCGATCATGGCACCAATCTCATCTGCTGCCACGAGAGTGCTCCCCTTTACTGGTCATACTGCGATCTCCGGCGAATTGCGCAGATCATAGCTGACCGTGACCCAGTCGGCAAAGTGACGCTATGCCTTCTTCTCAACCTTCCAGGCGTTACCCCGTGCGTCCTGCGGCGTGAAGAGGTAGGCGCTGTAGGGATAGATCCCGTCCATCTGCGCCAGCCAAGCAGACTCACTGGCAATGCCGGTTGGGTCGTTGGCTGAGTATTGAGTTGGACTTGTATATCCGTTTATCTGCCCTGTGACCAGCACGATGCTGCCGTCCTTGTAAAAGGTTGCTTCCCATAGATGGGCCGCTTCGTCGGGATCAGTAACGCCACCTCCGCTGCTAGCGTTTCCCACCCATCGAACGGTGTATGCGTTGCCGGCATCGACAAGACCAGCCCACACCTGGAAATAGGAACGGTCTCTGGCGGCCACCATAAGCTTAGCTCGGGGCGGGTTGGCTGGGCCCAGATCTCTATATACGCTCGCTTCACCGCTAAACGTCAAATAGCTATTTGAACCTGCATAAATAACGCTTTGCTGATCGACACCCGCAATCATTACCGGAAAGCCTACAGGTGGCATCTGTGCGTAAGCGTCATCTGCGTAAGAAGAAACTATTTGAGTGAGGCCAGATGTTCCACGCAGCGTATAAGTTCTAGCTGCGGGAGTTGGGTCCGGGATGGGGGTGGCGGCTGCCGGGAATTGCCCTCCGGCCATGCCCACTGAGCAGCCGCCAGGCCTTCATTCCGCAGCAACCTCTTCCTTGGCCGACTCGGTGACCGCGGCCAGCTGCTCCTTCAGCAGAGCGATCTGGGCACGCAGGTCAGAAGCCTGGGTGTTGTACTCGTCGATCCGGCGCTCGTATTCGGTGATCCGAACCGCCTGCTCGCCCGCGCTGGTCTCGAGGTTGGCAATGTCGCCTTGGGCTTGAGCCAATTGCCCCTGAGCCTGCTCGAGGGAAGCCGCCGAAGCCGCCACCTCGCCGGTCAGTCGCTCGTTCTCCTTGAGCGCCAGCGTAGCGGCCTCACCGAGCACCTCGCTCAGCTTCAGGCCGTTCTGACCATCGGCCACCGCCAGCGGCTGAGGCTCGTTGACGGTGGCCTGGATGACGACCTTGTCCCGGAGGATTTCGGTGATGGTCTGGTGGTGCGCGCCGATGGTGCCATCAGCGTGGTGGCGCACCATCGTTTCGTAAGGGCGGGTTTGTTCGGACAGGGCCATGGAATCAGTTCTCTTGGATGATCAGGGATACGACGTCGCCGGCAACACAGGGCTCGAAAGGTCCGGCATTAAGGAGCAGCGTCGCACGGGTTCGCTCGCCACTGATGATAGCCGAGGCGGCCTTCACTTCGGCAAATTTCGGGTACATCGTCTGGCCGCTCGCGTTCTTGGTGACTACCTGGAAGAGAGTGGGTGCAGCGGTGAAGTTATAGCTGCTCAGGTCCAGGGTGGACTGTCCGTTGGTGCCTAGGGTCACGTTGACCGGGATGCGGCGCCGAGCGGGAATGGAGTTGGCCGGCATGGGCGTGAAGCTGTTGTCCGGGTTCTGGGTCTGGAGGCGACCGCCGTACCACACAACCGGCACGGCCGGCGCGGGCATTTTCACCTCGTACCAGGTGCCTTGCTCGCTGGCACGCCACTCGAAGTATTGGTTTCCCGCGGCGCTGTTGGCCGGAGGGTAGCCTGGCATGATCACCTGACCATCCGGGATTGGGTCGCGGAGGTAGTCAAGTTCGTAGAAAATGGCGGTGCCGATGCGAGCGTATATGTAACTCATGTCGTAATCCTTATGAGACGGGAGTGGTGGTGTTGAGGATCAACCAGTTGGTGCCGTTGCTACGGCAACGCTTGGCGCCGCCTGAGGCATCAGTTACGTCGATCTCATACCCACTATAGGCGCTCGCTGAGGGCAACGTGGATAGTGTGTACTGGCCAACCCGGACAGGACCGTTCGAGTTGATCTGCGAGGCGACAATACCGCTGTTGGAGGTGAGCTGACCAGTAACAGACAAGCCGTTGCCCATCGTAACCAGGCCGGTGGCCAGCGAAAGCGAGAAGGGGCGCAGAGCGTTGAAGGTCCCGTTAGGGTCCCCGCTCGCCGTGACCATCAGGTAAAGGTTGCTGTTATCGTTCCGCCAGAAGGTGCCGTAGTTGGCCGCGGCCTGCCGGTAGCTGTTGATGCCCGTTGAGCGTATCTCGCCGGTCACGGTCATCAGGGGATTATCTACGTAGAGCTGTGCCCCGCGGAAGGTCATCATGCCGCCGCCGGCTGCTCCAGTACCGCCACTGGCGATCATGCGGTAGTCGTAGTCGACCGCCGTGGCCCCGCTATGCCAGTCCTGATAGGGAGTGCTGGCCGCACCACCCGTATAACCGATCTCCATGTTGGCGTTGGCCGACGTAGAGGGGTTGAGAACCACGGACGCGCCGTTGTGAGTGAGCGTACCAGTGAACGTTGGGGAGGTGGTTGGGGCGGCCTCCTTGTACCCCGACCAGGTGCCACCAGCCTTACTGCGCCAGAAAAAACGGTTGTCGAGAAGTGAAGCGGAAAGCTGAAGTGCCCCTGTGGCACTGTAGGTCACATTTACCCCAGAAATAGGTGGAGTTGCCGGGGCGTTAAGCACCCCGGAGACACCATTGAAGAACTGGGACGCGGTCAGGTTGTTCAGATCGTCAACCGTTGGGGCAGTGGTCCCGAGGCCATATCGGTTGACGCTGACGTTGTCCACGTTAGCAAGCCCGACATCCGCCTTGGTCAACGCCAGGTCCCCCTTGGCGCCCGCCAGGCTGGCCCGCTGGTAATTGAAGCAGATCCAGTTGCCGCCACCCAGGGACACGAACTCAGCGACGTCGCCGGCCACGGTGGTGATGTTCGCCTGGCCAGGTAGAATCAGCTTGGTGGCGTCGTAGGTCAACGTCAGGGCGTCGCTGAAGCGCAGCATCCGCTTGGCGCCAGACGGCGCGGTGTCGAATGCAGTGATCGTCGTGGTGCCGGTGACCTGGATGGTGTTCGAGGCGACCGCGCCGATAGCCAGGGTGCCCGAGCTAACCGTGCTGACGATGGGCGCCTCGTTGAGTGCCCGCCCCAGGGTGCCACCCTGGAAGTCGTAGAAGCCTAGCCAGGTACTGCCGCCGTCAATGGTCAGCAGTGAAACGATGGTGCGCGCCCCCGGCATGACGTTGACGGCAGGAGCCACGCCGGACTGCCAGGTGACGCTGCTCGGCCAGGTAACCGTTCGGCCGCCAGTCGAGTCCTGGGTGAACATCAGGCTGATACCCAGCGGCACCGGGATGTTGCTCGGCAGGGTGATCGTCGTGACGTTGCCGGTCAGGTTGATGTCCCAGATTGACTTGGTCGCATCGGCCAGGTTGAGGGCGCCAGACGCCGGAGCGGCAGTCCCCAGGGCCTCTCCAGCGCCACCGGTAGACTCCTCGCCCCAGGCTGCGGCCGAGCCCTTGTACCGGTAGCCCTTCTGGTCGGCGATGGACCACACGTACCAGCCGTTGCGTGGGCTGTAGTATTCCCAGGCAGGGGACGCCAGGTCAGTCGAGTAGCGGGCGATGGCGCCAGCATTGGGTGCCTCGGTTAACAGGTAGCGATCCCCATCAGCCATGCCGCTCGTTGGCACGGTCGCGACCCGGGAGATCACGTTGGGTTGGATGAGCGCATCGAGCCCACGCAACAGGCGCGTCAGCTCGTTGTAGTGTCCTTCGCCGGGGGCGGCGTTGACGAGTAGGCCAAGGCCTGGACCAGACTTCAGGGTCAAGATGCGACTCCTCCAAATTCTTCACCGAAGTGAAAGCCGAAACCATGTCGGTCAATCGTGATGTCGTGCTTCTGCCAGGAGGCGTCACCGTCGCGCACCGATTCGATCTCGAGGCGAAGGTTCTGAAGCACGCCGGTTGCAATATCGTCTGCCGGGGGGAACGACCAGCTCGTGCCGACGATGGCGCTGTAGGTCCGCAGCAGGGTGTTATCGGAGAACAGCCGCACCGTGTAGGTGGTGCCGGTCTCAGGGCCGATATTACCCGTGGCGAAGGGAATGAGCGACACCGTTTGTTGCGTGCGGCTGCGGTGCGACCAGTCAACGCTCAGCGAGCCATAGGTGGCGCTCGGGAAGTAGACCCCGTTGATGCGCACGTTGGCCGGTGGATAGGGGCGCTGAGCGCGACCCTGGAAGCGGATTGACATCGCCTGGGCGGAAGACAGGGTCTGGGTGCCGCGGCCAGTTCGGGTCAACGCCTTGTAGTAGGTCGTCTCGCCTTCGGTGCGTTGCGTGAGGTCGTAGGCGGCATAGCCGTCGTCCGAGAAGTAGATGCGACTGCCGACCACATGCGGCGCAGGCACGGTGTCGAGCACAGCGCGTCCAAGGGTGATCTGGCCGGTGCCGATGTTGAAAGCGCGGACCAGGAAGGCTTCGTTGTCGATGTAGGCATAGGTGTCCAGCTCGACATCGTCCACGTCGACCATGTTGGTGATCGTCAGGTTGATGTCGTTGCCGCCCCGGGCAATGGCCGAGGTGACGATTCCGCTGGGCGTGAAGGTCCCCTTGCTGACTTCCTGGAAGTTCGAGTTGTCAGAGCTGGCCCAGAGATCGAAGCCGTAGGCGTCGTTGCTCGGCGACACGGCCATGACCTCGCCGAACGCATAGTCCGGGTTGAGGTAGGCGATGTCCGCGGCCGAGTAGTTGCGCACGATGTCCCAATACGGCACCTCCATGGCACGCTGAGCGATAGGTGCCTTGGGCTGGCTGATGGGGTCGACCCATCCCGGTTGCTGCGGCTGGACATAGGCGTTGCTGGGAAGACCGAAGATGTCCTCCATCGCCTGGATGGTGATCTGACCGTTGACCAGGTCGCCCTTGTCGATGTCGGCGATCCGGAAGGGGACTCGATTGAGGCCGAGTTTCGGCCAGGTCAGCACGAATACGTCGGTGATGTTCCAGTCCCAGGCTACCCGGTTGCAGGTCAGCGTGACCTTGGCTAGCGGCGTTGAGAGCTTGTGCAGCTCGCGGATCGCCACGCGATTGGCCAGGCTGTCCTCCCGCAAGCCGACGTATTCCTTCGTCGTGGAGATGATCGACCCTTGGACCTCAATGCACGCCAGGTCCTGCACCGCGATGGTGGTGTCCTTCTGGTTGCGGTCCCGGTACTTGACGACCACCTCGTTTGCCGTGTCGCCCCAGGCGGTACGCTGGAAGGACGAAAGCTCGAGGATGTTCGAGGGATTCAGCTCCGGCAGGCTGGCGTTGTCGTAGTCGTTGCGAATCAGGTTGATCTGGAACTTGCCGGTGTGCAGGCTGAGCCGCACGCTCGCGTCGATGTGACCCACCACCAGGGTGATGAAGTCCTCGATAGTGACCTGGTCCGTCCACAACAGGCTCATGCCGAAACCTTCGCTGTAGAGTCGGTCTGCGGCCGAGCGGAAGGTCACCTCGTCGATGTCGTTGGGCGAGTAGCCCATGCCCCATTCGATGTTGGTCAGGCACTCGTAGATGATGTGTGCCGGGTTCATGTCCCGACCGATCTGCGCCTTGGCCGGATACCAGGCCTCACCGCGAGACCACCCCTGGGTGTAGCGGGCAATGCGCCACCAGGGGTTCTTGAAATAGGGGTTGCCGCTGGACCACTGGAAGCTGTAGCCGGAGGGGGCTCCGTTGACCATGTTGCCGCGGTAGACGATGGTGGTGAGTCCTCGGTAAGCCGGAACCGGACCGTCGATCTTGGCCTTGAGGTAGGGGTTGATGCCCTGGTCTCGCCCACCCATCATCACGTCTACCCAGCCGACCACGCCGCCCTCGCGACTGTCGCCGCCGAACAGGTTGGGCTTGTCGACGAAGAAGGAACCATTGGCGGTGACGTTGCCTGTCCAGGCCGTTTCCTCGCCGTAGATGAACTCCTTGATCTGGTCTACCGGGCCGTGGCAAAGCGCCAGCTGCACGCCCATGTGGTACTTGTAGCCGACCGTTTGTGCCTTACTACCCATTCCCATGTGTCATTGCCTCTCTGCGGCGCGCTTCGGCGAGGAACGCACGGCACATCTCGTCGTCGATACCTTCAAAAACGCTCGCGTCCAGGCCCTCATGCCGGAAGGTATCCCAGTCCAGGCCATGTTGCTGGGCGAACTCTCGGCAACCCCTGCGGCAGTATTGCAGATTGATGGCATCCTCAAGGAGCACCTTCACTTCTTGCCGCCTTTCGACTTGATGGCTTTGGTGCCAGCATCGCCGTACCAGATCACGTTCGACGACTTCACGATGTTCTCGCCGAAGCAGACCGGCACCGTCCCGCCCTCTTCGGCGGTTGGCACATCCAGTTCACCGGCAGTCGTGGTTGGCTTGTCCATCTTGGACATCATGTAGCTGGTCATCGCGTAACTGACGACTAGCATGATGGCCGCGTAGATCAGCATCGGGATCATGGATGAGCCTCAGTAAATCGTGGTACCGCCGTAGGGGTTCTTGGCGGGAATATACGGCGTTGCGCCGCAATTGACCACGTTGTCGAACTTGCTCTGGCATTCCTGGATGGTGTGGTTGCACCCCGGGTAGATGTCAACCTGACTGCCGTTGGTGAGGCTGACCGGCAAGGAGGCTAGTGTCAGGCGGCCAGTGCTACCGACCGAGCTGCGGATCATCCGCTTCTCGATGTTGCCCGTGGCATTGTTCGAGTAGGTCAAAAAGCCGCCAGCGTAGTAGTCGTCCTTCTTGCCCACTGCCGCGGCCACGATGACCGTGCTGCCCGCGACATCGAGCACCTGGCTGGTCTCGCGATACTTGTCGCGGCTTACCCGGCACTGGGAATCGTAGAGGGCGTAGGGGCAGTTGAGGGAATAACGGCGGCGCAGACCTACCCGCTGAGTCGAGGAGAACACGTTTTCGACCAGGGCCTCTAGCCAACTGCCATTGACGCTCCACTCGCAGTTGATGATGCGACCGAGCCAGCCCACGACGAAGTCGCCGGGGGACAGCAGGTTCTCCACGTACATGGTGAAGCGGACCACTTCGCTCGGCGGCTGCACCCGGAAGAACTCGCCGAATTCAACGTCACCCGGGAAGGTGAACTTCAGGCCCTGCTTGGCGACGTCGACCGATGGCGAGATCGACTCATGGGTGATTGGCAGCGGGCGATAGGTGCGGCCGTTTACTACCATCTCGCGGTCGGCGGTGGTGTAGTAGAAGTAGTTGCCGGTCAGCGACACCTCGATTATCTCGATGGGTAGCGCGCTGTCACGGCTCGTCTCCTGCTGGGCGTAGCTCATGACCTACTCCTTGACGGTGATGAGGGTGGTGTCCACGGTGGCGACCTCGTTGCTGCGCCAGACGATGTTCACGTCGTCGGTGGCCAGGCGGGTACGCATCAGCATGTGGACTGTCTTGAACTGGTCGAGCGACACCTCGCGGCCGAGCGCACTGTCCAGGGTGAGGATGGTGCTCACGTCGTCGGTGGACACCCCCACGATCTTGCGGAAGAAGGTGGTGCCGTCGCGCAGACGGATCATGACAGCCTCTCGCGCCGGATCGGTCCCCACCATGAGGCGGAACTCGTTGTCCTTGACGTAGAGGCCCGTCTCGGCAGCGCCGATGCCCTGGGAGACCTTGAAGTCGTCGTGCCAGCTCGGGACGTACATCGTTTTCTGCTGACCGTTGCGGCGACCAAGCATGGCACGGAAATCGAATATCTTCTGGCGATTACTGAGCAACCAGGAATAAGCCCGCTGGATTCGCGGCGTGTCTTCGGTGGTCTGCCAGTTGATGGCACCGGTCGACTGGTCCAGGGTCTCGAAGGCGTACTGCATCTCGTTGGAGAGCCCACCCTGCCAGTTCGGCTGGCGCATCAGCACCTCGAGTCCGTTGTAGACGGTGGCGGCATCGCCGGCCGGAATGAAGGAGTCAGTCACCGCAGGGTCGGTGGTGAAGTTGACGGTCCCGGTCACCGCCTGGCTGGTCAACCGCGTCATTGATACGTTGTTCGGCAGGTGACCCAGCAGCACCGGGAACACGCTGGTGCCGAGCGGCCAATCGGATTCAAGCGGTCGCTTGAGACTAAGAGTACCTGCCTGAACGCCATCCAGCTCGACCACCTCCATGTTGCGGACGTCGCTGAATAGAACGGCCAGGGCACCTTCCGTGAAGCTGTACGTGCTGGTCGGCAGCGTTAGCGCTAGGTCGCCGCTTTTGGCAGCCGTGTTTAGCCGCGGGCGATCAGTCCACACCGGGAAGGCGTAGAGGCGGTTCTGCCAGCCCCACAGCAGGTTTTCCAGGCGAGCCGATTCCTCGCGAGCGGTCTTGAAGGCGTAGCTGAAGGAGCGCCGCGGCTTGGTGCGCAGGGCTCGCCGCTGCTCGCTGCCGTCGTAGCTGCGCAGGATATTGGTCAGCCACTGGAGGGTCTCGGTGACCGGGGTGTCCCAGCTCGGCGGGTAAGGCCAGATGACCACGCGACGGCCGCTCACGCTGGCGCCGTACTTGACCCCGTCGACCGTCCACACGTAGTCGGCGTTGATCACCGCGGGGCCGTCGGTGCTGATCGCCAGGACGTAGGTCAGCTCCTCGAGTGGTCTCAGAGTGTACGGCGTTGCGACGGGCTCCTTAACGGTGATGCCGGTGTCGTTGTTGCGCTGGAAAGACTCCAGGTTCTTACTGGTGAGGAAACCGTTCCACAGTTTGACCGAGCGGGTCTGGTTGGTGAGCAGATTGCCCATGTCCAGGGATGCCGGATCGATCAGGATGCGGTTGTAGAACGTGTCGTTGACCCCGGGCCAGATGACGCTCTTGAGCTGCCGCGGGATCTCGGCGATAACACCGCTGCCGGACTTTTTGCCGACCGAGAGGGTTGCCTTTACCGGATCCGCTCCAGTGTCGACAGGGCGAGCAGATTCGAAAACCCTATCTGCATGGGGGCCTTGCTTGTCAATGGGCGTCAGGGATGGCCACAAGACACTCATTTGCGATACGCCAGGCCAAAGTTGCCGGAGTTAACATAGACGCTTCCGGGCCCGTTCTTCTGGGATACCGGGAATACCATCCAGTCGGTGTTGACCGTTTCTTTGGGATTGAGGTTTGCGATGTTCAGCACGCGAGCATTGGCTACCGTCCCGAGCTGGTAGTAGGGGCCGGAGTCATTGGACGAAGACTGCACGAAGTTGACGGGCACCAAAACGGCGCGACCGTTGAATTTGTTCGGCGAATTATTGATGAGCTGACGTCCGGCGTTATCAGCCCAGCCCGTAGTGAACACCCTGGAGTTGGAGCCCGAATCGTTTCGAGATAGAGGAACCGTTGGGCCTGATACCTGGCTTCGCACATGGCCCGAAATTACACTTCCGTAGCTGCGGCTGCCGCCCACGCGAGAGGTATCGTATGGAATAAAGTGGTAATCGTTCCACAAATCTTGTCGACTATTCGTATTTACGGCGTAAACCGCTTGCCCCGTCACGAACTGGCCGCCCACGAAGTCGCCGTTCTTCTGCATCACGCCGAAATTGAAGTGGACGAAAACGCCGGTCACGATCTCGACCGCGACATTGATCACGCTGCCATCGCTGAAAAGGTGATAGCCCACATGGGGGCCAATCAGGTTGTCGGTTCGGCAGCTGTAGGGATGCGCACCTTGCTGCGCCACGAGACGGCCTGCGCCACCGGCAGCCGATGCAGTGTTCATCCAAAGGAAGACCGTACTGCTGTCCTGGGGATAGGCGAAGTTGAAGTAGATGCCGTCCTTTACGAGGCTCTTGATCGCATAGTTTACCGAGTACCCGTAGTAGGGGTCGGTGTCCTGGATCGACCAGCTTGGACCTTCGGTAAAGCCGTTGGCCTTGGCGAAAGTAATCAGCGTCGAGATGAGGTCGGCCAAGGTGGTCGAGACGCCAGTTTGGTAGGCCATCAGTTACTCCAGGAGGATCGCAGCATAGTCATTGGCGCGGGTCCGGTAACCGCTCTGGACGACCAGGTAAGTTTTGCCGTTGATGACCTGCGTGTTCTCGGAGGCGTTGTTGAAGCCGGAGATCGCAAAGGCGCCATCCAGCTCACCCCAAACGTTGCCGCCGTTGCTGGAAGAATAAAGCACCACGGGCTCGAGCGCATAGCTGTCTCCGGGGGAGGTGCGATACTCGAGGCGATACCGGTAGGGGTAGGTCCAAGAGAGAGGATCGCTGGTGTACTGGACGTTCTTGAAAGCATCCACGCCCCCATCGGTGCGACGCAGGTAAAGCGAGGTGACATCGCTTTGGCTGTAGCCTGCCGGGTTCCAGAAGCTGGAATGGTCCTCGCTCTGATCTGACCAACGCTTGTTGGTCGCGCTGCTGGCGCCGATGGCAATCGGGTATGGGATTTCTGAGGGTAGACCGTATGGCAAGATGAAGCCGCCGTGCAGGCTAGCGTAGGTGGTCGAAACCTTGGCTATCACCATGAAGCGTCGACCGTTGGCGATGAACCAGTATTTGATCGACTGGTTCCAGAGCAACATGAACACATCCTTCCCTGTGTTACCGGGTTGGTTGTCGATTCGCTTGGTGTCATCGAAACCCGTGGTATAGCGGGCAGCAATGTTGTACAGGTCGCCTTGGTTGGAGCTTAGCGTACGAAGGTTGATGAAAATCTGATCAGCCTGGGCCAATCCGGGCCCGCGCAGACAGACCTCGCGGGTAGCCATCTGCGCCGCGAAGTCGTTCGGCGAAGGGCCGAAATAATCGGCCGCGCCGTAAACTGCTGTGAGGCCACTGAAGTTAGCAGCAGGGATAATCGAGAAGTTGCTGTCACCGGGTTTACGCCACCCAAGACTGACGCCATTTGGATTATCGCCCGAAGTGATGCGCAGGTCGATGTCATGTTGCCCAGCAGTCAACGTGATCGTCGCGGTGGTCTCGAAGCTGTTGGCGCTGAGATCCGGCGAATACTTTGCTGCAACCAACGCCCCGTCAATGCGCAGCTCGGCCTGGTCTTCAGCGCGAAGACTGATCGCATAATCCCCGGCAGTAGGGATGGAGATCTTGCCGGAAAACTTCACCTTGACGTAAGTAGAAGGGATCTTATCTGGCCAGTCATCTGGAGCAATTGCGGGGTAATAGCCTCGGTAGTTGCAAAAGGCGAAGCGGGCTGGCGCTGGCGCGGAATGCGGGAAGTCCGAGTTGCGCAGAATCGCCCAGTTCTGCTTGGCGGCGACCAGGTCGGCGTTTGTGCTGAGAAAGGTCAGCAGCTTGTTGAGCAGGTCGTTGTGACCTGCCGCGGTTCCTGTTTCCCAGGCCATGTACTAGCTCCTAACCAGCTGTTTGATTTGACTGCGATTAGCGGTGACGACGTTCATGATCATCTTCTGGCCGCTGGGTTTGGCCAGGGCTGCGCTCATGAAACTCTCGGCGTCAACGTAGTTGTAGACGTTGGTATCACCACCCATCATCGGTGAGCCAGCGCCACCCTCGCCACCAGCACCACCGTTGAGCACGTTGCGGGGGTCGTCTGCGGTGAGCACTTCCTCGTTGCGCTGGAGTATCGCCGGATACTCGTCAGGCGCCAAGCCTGCGATGCCCCCGGTGTGGTACTTCGGAGCGTTGGAGAACCAGCTGGGGTTGACCGACACCTTGGTGCCACCCACGCCGCCGCTGCCGATCACGCCGCCGCTATGGTTCTTGCCTGCCGCGGCATTGACACCTCCGGCGATGATCCCGCCGATGTTGCTGTTTTGCAGCGCGTTGAGGATCAGCTGTTGGATGATCATCAGGGCGATCTTCTTCAGGAAGTCGGCGACAAACTGGAGGAAAGCGTCGCGCATCGCGCTCACTGCGTTCTCACCATCAGCGACCGACTTAGCGAACTGATCGAATGCTCCGGCAAGGCCCCCGGCGATGTCCTGGTTGGCCTGGTCCACGGTGTACAGAGCGTCGCTGGTGGTAACCAGACCAGCCTTGATAGCGTCGAGCTTAGCCAGGTAGGTATCCATCGCCGTTTGATCGGAAAAGGCCCCTTGGTTGGCCAGGGCAAACTGCTTGGCAGAATCCACAGCGGCAGAGATCTGCGGATTGAGCTTGGCATCGACTCCGGCCACCGCTTCTTTGGCTTGAGGATCAGTGAGCTGACCTGCCTTCTGCTGAGCAGCGATGGTCTGGAGCAGCTGTGAGCGCAAAGCGATCAAGTCGTTGATGGCTTTCTCGCGACGAGCCATCTCTTCCGTGTTGAACTTGAGCGTCTCCTGCACCTTGAGCTGCTGCACATAGCCCTGGAGGCTGGCGCGCATTGCCGCCGCAGGCTGGGCTCCACCAGGCAACTTGGCTAGCTCGTCGATCTTCCGGAAGACCTTCTCGTACTCAGTGTCGATAGCGCCCAAGCGCTGCTCGAGCGATAGCTTCTCGTTCTTTTGGATCTTGGCTTCAGCAGCCTCCAAGGTACGAGTAAGTTCCTCAGCCAGGGCTTCCCTGCGCTTGACCAGGCGCTCGTACTCTTTCTGGGCCTTCTTCCTGGCAGCCTCATCATCCACTGGCTTGATGGCGATAGTCGGCTTGGCCGTAGCCTGGATGATCTCCTCAGCCGCCTTCTTGGAATCCTCCGCCGCCTTCTTCGCCGCGTCGCTGACGTCCTGGAACATCTCGAAGCCAATGGCGTCGATCCCGGCGATGTCCTTGTCGAGTTGGGCCTTCAGCTGAGCGATCTGCGCCGCAGCATCCTTGGTCTCGGTCTTCAGCGGATCGCTGATGAAGCCCCGGATGCTCTTGGCGAATTCGTCCTGCCCTACAGAATCGGCGAGGTTGGCCAGCAGCCCAGCGGCATCGTTCTTGAAGTTGGTGATGATCTCGAGGGCCTTGTTGAAGGCATTCTGCGCGCCAGCCGACACCGACACCCAGACCACGTCGAAGGCGAACTTCAGCTGAGCCAGCAGCTTCTCGAAGCCGATCACCAGAGCCACGCCCAGCTGACGCACGATCTCGAACTTGTCGCTCAAGACCTTGCCGATCTCCCAGCCGACGAAGGCAGCGCCCAGGGCGAAGAACGCAGCGCGGATCATGCTCATCGCGCTGGCGCCGACAGCTCCTGTGGTGAGGAACTCGGCCTGGAGTTTGACCAGGGCTGGTAGCAGGTTGGTAGCAATGGCCGCGGCCAGGCCGGATACCAGGCTGATGGCCTTGAGGCCGAACGCCAGCTCGAGGGCGAGTTTGACTTCGTCAAGGTGGTCGATCAGGAAGACTAGCACCGACACCACTGCGCCGAAAGCATCGCTCAGCCCCTTGGCGAACTTGGTGCCGTCGTCGCTCTTGAAGAACGCGATCAGTCGCTGCACCAGGACGTCGTATTCCTTGGCGAAGCCGCTGTCGGCGATGAGCACTTTGAAGTCGAAAAACTCGCTGTTGAGGCGGTTCTGGTTGGAGGCCAGAGACTCCATTGCCGGTTGCAGGCGATTGGCCACCGTCTTCCTGTACTGCTCGGCGATGGCGAGGAGCTGGTCGCTGGTGACCATGCCGTCCTTCATCGCTTTGTCCAGGCTTGGGTACTGGTCCTTCAGCGCCTTGGCGGCGATCTCGAATGCACCGAAGAGGCGGTCACCCAGCTGGCCACGGAGTTCTTCCGCCTGGATCTTGCCTTTCGAGTAGATCTGCTCGAGCGCCTTGAACACACCGCCGATGTCGTCGGCCGAGAGGTTGGCCACCCGACCCACTTCCAGGAAGGACTCGGCGACGTAGCGGATCTCCTTGTTACCCCGACCGGCGAGAGATGCCGCCGCGGAGAATTTGGCGTAACCCTTGGCGGCGTCCTCGAACGAGATCCCGATGCGGTCAGCCTGGTCGCGGATGTACTTGTACTCCTCGGCGATCCGCTTCGGGTCATCACCGACAGAAAGGGCCAGCTGGTTCTGGATGCCCTGCTTTGTGTTGCTGGCGCTGAGCGCATCGTTGGCCAAGCCGATGGACCCCTGGAGACCCACGTAGGCAGCGGCCAGGGCGAGGATCTCGCCGCGGATGCGCTGCACCAGGGAGAGGGTCGTGCGACCGTTTTCGGCGAACAGGTTGCTCTTCTGGTTGGCCTCGTCGCTGGCGTCACCGTATTTGCGCATGGCCGCGCCAAGCTGATCGACCGCCGCGGTGGAGGTCTTGGCGGCGCTGACGAGGCGCGCCTGGGCGCCGGCCAGGTTGTTGGTGCTGATCCCAGCCTGTTGCAGCTCGACGCGCATCTCGCGAGTCCGCTGCACCTGCTGCTGGAAGGCACGCGCAGAGGCCGCCAGCGAGCCCTCCAGGCGTTTTAGGTTCGCCTGCATGTCCGAGGTGGGGGCATCGGCCGAACGCAGCGTGGCGGCGTACTGGGCGAGCGCTGCGCGGTTCTGCGCGAACTCGGCGCGGGCCTCACGCAGCGCAGCGACCTGACGCTGGAACGAGTCGATCAGTTCGGCCTGGTTGGCCAGGGCCTTGTTCGCGGCCACCAGCTGGCTCATCTGGCCGCGGTAATCGGACACGGGACCCTTCAGCTGCGAGATCTTCGCGGCCAGGGAGGAGATCTCCTCCTCGACACCGCCCAGCGTGCTGCGCACCTTGGCTGCCGGATCGAGGATCTCGTTCAGGGTGGAGGCCACCTGCCGGCTGTTCTGCACCAGGCGCTTGCTGGCATCGCCGAGGGTCGTGTATCCGCGGCTGGCGGCCAGGGCCTGATCGGCCAGGCGGCCGAGCGCAGCACCATCGTCGGCGCGCTTCTGCGCAGCGTCGAGCTGGTTGAGCGACTGGGTCCAGAAATCGACATAGTCCGCAGCCTTGACCAGCTTCTGGGCGTCGGCGGCCTGGCGGGTGAACTGCTCCTGAGCAGCTCGGTCGGCGGCCATGCGCTTCTCGACGGCCTCCTTCTTCTCCAGCTCGGCGACCCAAAAGTTGACGTAGTCGCCGGCCCGCACCAGCTTCTGCGCGTCGGCAGCCTGGCGGGCGAACGTGTCATCGGCCTGGGCTTTGTCGGCTACCCGGTTGGCCTGGGCGACGTTGGAGGCGAACTCCTTCACCGCGGTCGACTGCGCATCGTAAACGTCGGACAGCCGCCGGCCGGTGTTGAGGATTCGGTTCTGCGAGCCGACCAGGTCATCGGTGGCGATACCCAGAGCCTCGGCCTCAGTGCGGGTCTTGGCGAGGCGTTCCGCCTGCTTGTCCAGGGCAGCCTGGCTGCGGGTTACAGCCTTCTCGTAGGTGGCCAGCTGCTGGGCTTGGCGCTTGGTGACCTTCTCGGTCGAAGCCATCGCCTCCTGGTGCTTACGCAGCTTCTCGCTGGCAGCGTCCAGGGCGGCCTGGAGTTTCCCCAGAGCCGCCTCCTGACCTTCCAGCTGCTTGATGACCGACTGTTGCGCCACCAGGGATTTCATGGCGCTTTCGAGGTCGCGGTACGCCTTGTCTAGATCCTTGAGGGAACCTTGACCGCGCTTGCTGGCATCGACCTGGTCGTCGATTGCCTTGTTGATTTCCTCGATTTCCTTGCGAACATCGTCCAGCGTTTTCTTGCTGAGGTTCTTCGCACGGATGACTAGCTCGACGTTCCGCGTTTGGTCAGTCACTGTTCGTAATCCTGTTGAGCAGCTTGTCTAGGTTGGCGCCAGCCTTCTTGCCGCCCAGGGCGGTGGCGACAACAGCCTGCATGACCAAGGCATCCTGGCGGACCTTGGCGTTATGCCTTTGGCGAACTATACGAGCTTCTGACCAAAGCTGCCCAATCTTGTAGTGCCGAGCGTTGGCATGACCTTCGCTCAGCAGCAGGCTTACGTCTCGGCGGATTCCGTGGTAGAGGCGGAGGAAGTCGGAGTCGGCTGATCCGCCTCTTTCTGAAGCGGCTTCGTCCGCAAGCGCGTCAGCAAGAACATCAGAGACTCCGCTGCTTTTTTTACGCCACCGGCCTCCTCGAAGGTCAAGCTGCCGATCTGCATCAGCGCATCGACCTGGACCGGGAACGGCAGGCGGCGAGCCGTGGTGACCAGCTCCTCGGTCAGCTCCTCGCCCGATGCCACGGCGATGATGTTGGCAACCAGTCCGGGGCACTGGAGCATCATGGCTTGGGAGATGCGCTGGAGGTGAAGGAGAAAAGACTCCGAGGCGTGTTCGCCGGCAGTGATGATGCCGAAGACCGCGTCGAAGTCCGGGAGGTGGGTGCGCACGAGAATCGCCAGGGTATCAAGCGAAAGGCCCTCTACATTGAAGAGGGCCTTTCCGTTGACCAACACCGGGCGGCTCTCGGGAACGAATTCCGCGAGTGCCATGGTTGCCCCTTACGCCGTGATGGCGCGGCTGGTGATGTAGACGGTTTCGTAGCCGTCCTTCTTGAGGAACTCGATGTTGAACGGGATCGCCATCCAGTCATCGCCCGATTTCAGGTTGAAGTCGCCGTTGGGGCTGATCTTCACGTAGGGCCAGTAGTAGTCGAACTTCTCGCCCTTCGGGTTGGTGGCCTCGAAGTACAGCTCGCCGACGATCTCATCGGAGGAGCTGATCACCCGTTGCAGGGTGTAGGCACCGACGTCGTAGGTGATGACCAGGGCATCGCCATCGGTAACGCCAGGGGCGTCATCTTCGATGTAGACGCGACCCAGGTCCAGGTCGACCTCGAAGTTGTCGGTCAGAGCGACAGTGGCGGCACCCTTCTTGACGGTGACGTTGGTGACCTTGCGCACGCCAGCCGGGTTACCGGTATTGCGGCCCAACTGATAATAGCGACCGCGCTTGGCCACGATGCTGGTGGTTTGACCGGTGGCCGCGACTTGGGCATAGCTGGATTTCTTGCCCAGGTAGAACATCGCCACGTTGTCGAGGGAGATGTTGTCGGTGGTGAAAGAGCCGGTGCGGGTGTTGGACAGGGTGACCGAGTCATCCTTCACGTTCACGCCGTTGTCCGAGTCGAAGTGCTCCAGCTCTTCGGAGTCCGAAGTGGTGGAGAATTCGGGGGTGTTGCCGAAGTAGATCTGGCCGTCAGCCGGAATCTGCGTGCCTGCGCCGAACATGGCGAAGAACAGCTTCCCTCGACCCAAGGCATAGTTCTTGCCGTTAGGAGTTTGCATGGTTCCAAAACCTCGTGTGGAGTTTACGACTGAAGGTCATCGTCAAGCGGAAAGATAAGGCTCGGCGACATCCCGTGCAAGGCCCAACCTGATCGGCAGGTAGAAGTAGGCCCGACTCGACGCCTGTTTGTCCACGGGGCGGACCACGTAGGCACCAATTTCAGCATCGGTGATCAGCCCGCCCAGCATGTAGGCTTGCGGATCCACCGGGCGCCCGGAGTTGCCTGGCTTGATCGCAGTGATCAGGCCCAGGCGCTCGAGCACGGCAGCGGCCAGGTAGTACGCCGGGTCGCTGGGGTTGTCTTTGTCATCCTTGGCCCAGCCCTGCACCAGGAGGGCCCATTTGTCCGCGAAGGCCTCGCCCGAGCCGGCGAACCGACCGATGTCAGGGCTGGGCGACTCAAGCACGGAAACGGCCGGCAGCTGGGTCTCTTCACCGAATTCGGTGCGACCGCGGAACACCTGGCCGCTCAGGTTGAACGGCTGACCGAGGTGGTCGGGACCATTGACCATCTCCAGCTGACTGCTGAGCGCGTTGAGCACGGCCAGGCGGTAGGGCACTTTAGCCATTGGTGAGCCTCGCGAACTGTCGGAAGAATTCGTTGGTGGCCGCGTCCAGCACCTGTGGTTGGATGTCGCTGGACACCGAACGGAAGACCTGGTCGACCGAGGGTCCGTACAGCAACAGGACGTTTGGTCCCAGGCGAGTGGCGTGAACCTCAGAGGGGAAGTTGCGGTTGATCAGCTCCTCCTCCGGCGCCAGGCGGATGGCCAGGCCCAGGTTGTGCTGCTTGCCATCCATGGCGCGGCCGGCACGCAGCTTGACGATGAAGGCCTTCTTCATGACCTTGGTATTGCCGCGATGCACCTGCACCTCGACGCCACGTTGACCGACCTGTGCGCGGGTTGCGAAGCGTGCCAGTGAGGTGGGGCGGTCACGGCCGGTGATGGAGGCCTCGAGATCGTCGTTGCGCGCCAGCTTGGACACGAACAGGCGGTCGTTGCCGAGGTAGCCAGCGGGGAAGTTGACTTGATCGTAGATCTCGTCTCGAGCCAACTTCAGGGCTGGGCCGCGGGCGGTATCGTTGAGCGCCATTCGGGCAGCCTGCGTGGCCGCGGCCGGCATCCGCTGGAAGAACTCCTCGGTATCCTTGAGGAGGTCAGCGATCACCGTAACGCTCATACCTTGACCACCGTCCAGCACTCTTCGAACGGGCCGTCGGAGGGCTCGCGTGCTTCCAGGGAGAGGCGGGCCCCACCCATGGTCGCCGGCATCGTGATGATGCCAGTCTGTTTGACGGGGATGGCGCGGGCCGCGCTGGCCTCGAAGATGACTCTGTGAATGCCCTCGATCACTTCGGCATAGCCGGCAGTGGGCTGATCGCCGAAGCGGTCGATCTTGCTATGCCAGCGCACCCGGATGGGCACAGGGGAACTCACAGAGGAATCCTGGTACAGGGCATCCACGCCAAGCGTGCGATGCACGGCTTGGCGGGTTGCTAGCTTCGCGGCAGCGAAGTCAAAGGACATTAGATGTCCTCATCCTTCGGAGCTTGGGCGGCCTTCAGCACGGTGACGATGTCATCGCGGCGGGTGGCATCACCCAGGTCCACGCTACGCTCTTCGGCCAGGGCCTTGAGCTGAGCGACGGTCAGGCCGGCGTAGGGGTCGGCATCACCGTTACCCTGGGGCAGGGTGGTGCTACCGGAGCCGTTGGCGCCGGCCAGGTCTTCGTCACCGGACTCGTTGACCGCCTTGCGGATCAGCTGGGTTTTGGAGGCCTTCTCCAGCTTGGTGATCTCGTCGATCTCGGCCGAGGTCATGTCGAAAAGTTTGCCGACTTCCGGGTAGACGGTCTTACCGTCGCGGGTGAAGCCGATGGAGCCTACGAGAATGCGCTTGGGCATGGTGAATCTCCTTGAGAGAACAAACCGCCTCTTGCGAGGCGGTTTGTTGGCTTAGACCTGGAGGGACCAGGTGGCGTTGATCTGACCCGGGACCATCAGCGGAGCCGATTGGGTCATCAGGTACTCGGCGGACGGGTCCTCGTTCTCCCACATTTTCGGGAAGTATTTGAGGGGTTGCAGGTTCGCCTTCTTGTCGCGGATCGCACCGAAAGCCTGCACACCGTCGACCAGGGACGACACGCCGACCACCTTGCGGGGATCCAGCATGTTTTCCAGCTGACCGTCCTGGTTGATGAACTTGGCCGAGTAGACCCAGCAGTCGAAGCCGGCACCGTTGCTGCCTTGCACACGACCAACGCGCTCCAGACCTTCGAAGCCGTTGGTGAACAGGCTGACGTCGGTGTTGCTGCCGCGGTAGTCGTTGTTGATCAGGCGCAGCGCCTTCTCGTTGTTCATGATGTAGGTGACGAAGTCAGCCCAGGCATCGGAACCGAAGATGACCTGGTGACCGGTAGCACCGGACAGATCGTTGGAGGCACGGTTGGAGGCACGGATGTCATCGAAGGGCTGGGCCGCAGTGCTGTTCCACTTCGCAGTGCCGACCAGTACGCGGGTGAGGCTGGCATCGCGGTTGAAGTCGACAGTGACCTGCGGGTAGTCAATGCCGTCGATGGTCACCTTACCGTCGACGATAGCCTTGCAGGCCATCCACTCGAGGCGGTTGTCGATCTTGATCTTCTGCTCGGCCAGCAGCTTGGCTACGGTGGCAGCGTAGCGCTGCTGCGGGGTCAGGGTGCCAGTGGCCAGCGATTCGCCCGCAGTACGGGTGAACATGTTGATGTTGGGGTCGACCACGTCCTTCGGCTTGACGTAAGCCGGACGGTAGGCAACGGTCCGGAAGCCGTTCTGCTTCTGGATGCGACCCTGCACGTTCGGCGCCACGAAGGGAGCCAGGCGGCGATAGTCGTCGCTGATCTGGTCCATGGCGATGGTTTCGGTCGTGAAGGTCATTTCACGAGGGAAGAATTGCAGCCAGAATTTCGGCAGCGTCTTGAGGGTGCGCAGCACGCCCAACAGTTCGACTAGATCATACGGTCCCATGAATACTCTCCTATGAGCCTGGGCTTAGTTGACGATGCGGCCAACGGTCAGGGGTGCTACGCCGACTGCCTTGCGGCGGTCCTCGTAGGTAGTGACCGAAGCGGGCCAACCCAGGGCTTCATGGTTGAAGTTGCCCCCGGTGAAGAAGGCGATCTCGTCGCCGGATTTGCCGTTCTGGCTGGCTACCAGCTTGCGCTGAGTGGCCTGGGCGGCATCACCGGTGAAGGGAGTCACCGTGGCGCCGTCGTAGACGCAGACCTGGTACTTGGTCACGTCGGCGGCGAGTTTGAAGGCGTCGGTGGTGATCGGGTATTCACCCGCCCACAGTTGAACAGGGGTGGTGTTCCCCAATTCGTACACACCGGCTGCGATGTCTTGGTTCATGTGAATCTCCTTGTGGGGCTGACCTTAGTGCAGGTCTTGGCCGGTGGCTTGCTTGTAGGAGGCGAGGATGAAGCCGGCGCTCTTCTCGTCAGTGGCTCCACCAGCAGCCGGCTGACCCTCGGCGTTGGCGCCGATGTTGGGCTGCTGACTGGAGTTCATGGCAGCGGCGAAGGCGTTGGCTTGAGGGGCGGCCGGGGTAGGCGCAGCGGCAGGCGCAGCGGCGGCTTGAGCCGGGGCGGATGCTGCCAGCATCTGCTTGGCCTCGTCAACCGACATGGAGGTGTTGAAGGCCAGATGATTGGCCAGGCCAGGGTTGGCAGCGGCACCTTCGCAGGTCAGGATGCCGGAGCAGCGCTGACGCTCGGCGGCCTGGATGGCGCTTTGCTCAACAGCCGGAGCTGCGGCCGCGGGGGCTGCTGCTGCCGGTGCGGCGGCTGCGGGAGCAGCGGCGGTCGGCGCGGCTGCGGTGGCGGGAGCTTGAGCGTTGTCTTCGGACGGCATATCGTTCTCCGGGTCATCATTGGTTGAGCCTGAAAGCTCGTTGAAAAGGTTCAACACCGCATTCTGCGGAGTCGCCACCTCGTCGATCAGGCCGAGCTGAAGAGCCTCCTCGGTGCGGTACACAGCCGCCTCGGTCTTCAGCACTGCCTCGACATCGAGCCCCCGATTGCGAGCAACCAGCGACGCGAATTTTCCGCGAGAGGCATCTACCCCACGCTTAATATCAGCACGGACGGAATCCGGCAAGTCCTGGAACGGGTTGCCGTCCACCTTGTGCAAGCCGGAATAGATCAGGCTGACCTTAAAACCGGCTCTTTCGAGCATTCCTTCCATGCTGACGTGCATGGCCACGACGCCAATGCTGCCGACGCTGCCCGTAGGGGTCACCACGATCTTGTCGGCGGCGCTGGCGATGGCATAGCACGCCGACATAGAGATCGAGTCGACTACGGCCACGATGGGCTTGTCGCCGCGGGCCTCGTAGATGGCATCGGAGGTCTCGAAGCAACCAGCGGCCTCACCACCCGGGCTGTTGCAGTCCAGGATGATCGCCTTCACGTCTTCATCGGCCAGCGCCATGCGCAGCTGAGAGGTGATGAAGTTGTAGCCGGTGACGAACCCCCAGCTCTGGCCGAAGCGGTTGATCAGGCTGCCATGGATCGGGATGATCGCCACGCCATCAGCATAGGCGAAAGGCTTGTTGACAGTCGGGGAGGGGGCGTAGCCATAGGCCGCACACAGCTCGGTGCGGTGCTCCTCGGCCCGCTTGTTCTCCTTCTCCCGATCCGCCTGAGAGAGCTGCATCAGATCCCCGGCGATGTCGGCCATCGGTGCAATCAGGGAGCAGGCGCCGTTAATACGACCCATCACCTGACGAGCAATGAGCTGGCTCATGCGTCTTCTTCCTCGTTGTCGTTGCTCGACCCGCTGCTCTGCGAGTCCTCGCGCAATGTGCCCTGGGCGCTAACCCCGGACGTGGTCTTCTGGGCGTCCATAGAAAAGGCCAAGCCAAGCTTCTTGGCCAGGCGTTCCTCGCGGGCACGCTGGTTGAACAGATCGCGATAGTCGATGCCCAGGCGAGCAGCCTCAGCCTCGTAGGTCGACAGCCCACCCTTGATGCGCAGCAGAGCGGCCTGGGTTTCCTTCAGTTCGTCGATCTGGCCGCGGCTGGCGCCGATCCAGGTGCAGGCGCTCAGGGCGTCCTTGACCATGGGCTCGTAGAACCAGGTCTTGTCCTTGCCCGGGGGTAGCGGCAGGTTACCCGCGTTGATCTCTTCCTCGAGCCACAGCTGGTAGATGAAGTTGGCGAACCGGTCGGCCACCATCTTCTTGCGCGACTGCATGAACTTCCAGGTCTCGGTCATGGAGGCACGCGCCGAGCTGTAGTTCGTCTTGCTGTAGTCGCGGGTCAGCTGCTCGTAGGACACACCCAGGGTGGCCGCGGTGTGGCGCAGCAGCGACTGCTCGAAGCCATCGCCGATGCCACCGGGCTGAGCCAGGGACTGGATGTTGAGCTTGGTGCCCGGGAACAGGTGAGGCATCTTCACGCCGTCGACCTGAATGTTCTTCGAGGCCTCCAGGTAAGCGCCCAGCTGGGTCATGTAATTACCCAGGTAGTTGTTGAAGTTCGAGAAGTCCTGCTGACCCCCACCCATCTGCTCAAACACCATCTGAGACGGCAGCTCGGACTCGATAGCGGCAGCGTAGGTGGCGGCGACGACCGCCTGCTGGAGGGTTATCTCCTGGAGCTTCTTCGTCATCTTCATCTGCTTCAGCGCCGCCACCATGTCGGCCACGCCGCGGGACTGATCCGGCAGCAGCTGCTCGACGATGTGGCAGATCTGCTTGCGGCCCCAGGGCTTCTCGGCCGGCACCTGGGTCCAGGTGTAGGCAGTGCCGTAGGGGTCAGTCGGGTAGCCGTTCCTGATCCAGTAGTAGATCGGAGCACCCCAGAAATTCGAGACGATGCCGCGGCGAAGCTTCTCGTCGTCGGCCATGTTGTCCGGATTGCACAGGCGACTGGGCGCGATCATCTGCACTGCGGTGCAGAACGGACGACGCCCCTCGCGGACCCATTCACCGCTGGCCAGTACCTCGCCGGTCATGACGAACCCGCCGACCGCCAGGCGCACCAAGCCGGTGAAGGTGTTCTTCCGGGCTACGTCGAACCAGCAGTCCGGCGACTCGGCGGCGATGTTGAATCGCGCCTCGACGATCTCCTGGAACTCCTCAGCCCACTCTTCACTGACGCCGAGCACCCGGAAATTGGGCTGGCTGTTGAGGCGATACTGGCCGCCGACGATATTGTCGCGGTGGAGGGCGACGGCGCCGTTGGCGTATCCATCGTTCTGCACCATGTCCCGGCCGCGGGCGTCGGCCAGGTCTTTGCCTGGGTTGATGACCTGGTCGGGCGAGCGCATGGAAGGGAACCAGTTGACGGTCTCCCGGTTGGTACGCTCGGCACCTTCGAGGCCGCCCATGGCGGACTCCTGCACCGGCTTGCCGTCGAGGCTGAGGTCGAGGACCTGTGGCATAGGCATCAGAATGTGAACCCCATCGGACGATTCGGACGAGCCGACCCGCTGTGGCAGCCCAGCTGGCGCTCGAGATCCTGGATGTAGGCGTAGAGGTCGGCGCGGCTGGCCGAGCGGAAGGTGACCTCCTCGCCGTTCTGATCGCGAACCTTGACGAGGGCCTGACCCAGCATCAAGGAATGGAAGGCTGCCTTGGCTTCTGCCAGGCGCGCCTCAAGCTCAATACGTGTCGGCGCAGCCATTATGCGAGCCTCTCTCCCAATTTGCTGAAATCGTATGCGGGTGCCACAGGTTGCGCAAATCTTTTCTCTTGCCCTGGCTTCGAGATCATGTTGTTGGTGGGCCAGTCGGCCGCCCAGTTCGGCGGGTTGTTCCAGTCCATCTTCTCCACCAGCAGCAGGGAGGAAACGCACACGCCAATGCAGTAGGCGCTCAAGTCCCAGGCTTCGTTGCGGGCGTGCGGCCGCTTCTCCCACCCCTTGGTGGTGCGGTCCTCGGCACACATCTCTTGGAACCACCAGTCCTCGAGCCAGTTCGGGAAGCGGTACATGCCCTTGCCGGGCTCGATGCAATCCAGGCGGGCGTGCAGCGCATCCTTAAGCACGTTCGAGTTGAAGAGCAACACCGGCACGTCGCCGCGGGCAGCAGAGTGCGAGTCCTTCTTCTGGGCGTCGGGGAAGCTGATCCTGGCCCGAGGCACCCCCGGGTTCGAGTCACCTTTGACTAGGTGGAAGCGTCCATGCAGGTTGTCGCGCTTCAGCCGGCGGTAGAAGGCGTAGGCCATGGAGGTGGTGGACTCGCCCTTGCTCTTGGCGTAACCGCCGGAGTCGCAGGTGGTCATCTTCACGCCCATGCGCCGGCCGCTACCGTCCCCCAGGAGGTAGGTCTTGTTCATCACCTTGTCGATGATCTGATCCCAGTCCTCCAGGTAGGTAGCCGGCTTGACCCAGTGATACCCGCCCGCCTCATCCTCGCGCTTCGAGTGCTTGATGGAGAATCGGTCGATCAACGTCATGTCGAACGGCGTCCCGGGAGAGATGCCGTGGGCCTGGACGACGAACATATTCTTCTGCACGTCGATGTTCATGATGATGAACCGAACACCTGGCGGCACCTCCTGCTCACCCAGCTCCTCGGCACGCGCCTGGAGATGTTCAGGTAGGCGATCTGCATCTACAGCTTTCGGGATGTAGGGCTCGCCCAAGTCGGTGTTGTAGAACTTCTTGAGCGCCTCCTCGCTGCCGGTCTTGGCGTATTCGTCCTCGGCGGTGAGATAGGTGCGCACGAGCAGCGGCCAGTTGGTGAATCGGGCAGCCACGCCATTGAGCCAGAAGCTGGCCATCTTCGTGCGGACCCCCTTGCCGATGATCTTGCCGCCCTTGAGGATGGCCTCACCGTCCTTGACCCACTTCGCCCACTGCTGCATCTCGTGGCGATCATCCGGATGGATCTTCTCGCCGCAATGGGGGCATTGCATCCGGGTGGTTTCGGAGGCGGTCAGGTTGTCGTAGATCTCACCGGTTTCCTTGCTGAAGGTCTCCCAGGTGAGCATCGAAAAGCGCCCCTCGAAGTAGTTGTCGCAGTGCGGGCACGGCCAGTACCAGCGGCGCTTATCGCCGCGGTTGTACAGAGCCAGGATGCCGGTCGACGGCGGTGCCTCATGGCCCCGGGGGATGTAGCGCGGATCGCTCACCGGTCGCGAGGGCGAGGACTCGGCCAGGGTCATCTTGAACGAGCCGAAGGTGGTGCCCCGCTTCGACGCCAGGTCGAAGGGGTTGCCGTCGCCGTCGATGTCATCGTCCATGCGGTCGTAGTCGGTCAGGGCCTGGCGGGGAATCGGCTTACCGGCGAACTCGACGACTGAGGGCCAGCTGAGCGACAGCATCATGCCGTTGGAATACTGCTTGTCGAACTTGTTGTCCGAGTCGCGCTTCTTCAGCAGCAGCTCCTGCATCTTCGGCGTGTGCCGGTTCATCCGGTCGATACGACGAGTCGAGAAGTCCCGGGCTGCCGCGGTCGACGGGTTGTAGATGATCATGTCCATGGGACTCGAGATCACGCTGAACATGGTCCAGTTGAGGATCAGGGCCTCGGTCTTAGAGGACTGAGCGGGTCCCACGAATGCGCAGGTATCGAAGTCCCTGGAGTCAAGGACATCCATTGGCTCGACCATGTACGGCACCATGTCGTTGCGCCAGTCCCCGACGTAGGAGCCCTGGTTGCGCAGCTTGCGGTATTTGTGTGCCGACTCCGATACGCTGAGACGCTCCGGTGGCTTGAGCATGAGAGCCATGCCCAGGGCCATCTCATCGAGCGAATCAAATATCTTCGTCGTCGTCCTTTGGCGCAGCCGCTCTCGAGCCGAACTGCTTAACAACTGCGTCATGCAAGCTCTCCAGAATTCCGTCGATGATGCCGTCGATTATTTGGTGTTGGCGCTCGCTCAGCTCCATCTCGTTGGAGATCTGATCCTTCGCCAGGATGAGAGGATCGCGCACTGATTTCACCAGGTCGCTGAAGGTCTCGATCACGCGCTCGGTGCGCCACAGATCTGCGGCATTCTCCTCATACTCCTGCCGCGTCTTCATTGCCGACCAGAACTCTTTGCTGAGCGCCTTGGGCATGTTCTGCGGATTGAGTTTACGGACGTAGGCGGCAACGGCCTCGGCGGAATCCAGGTCGAGCTGGACCTCGACCAGGCGCTCGGCAGCCTCTTTGACTAGATAGATCGGGTGCCCGTGGCGCCGGCCGCAGGGTGCCAGGTCGGCGATCTTCGCGGCGACGGTGCGGTTGTCCATCCCGAAGAGGATGCCGAGCTGGGACACCGAGGCGCCCTCGAAGAGCATCCCCTTGCTGGTGTCGTCGACGTTTCGCGACCCGAGTTCACGATTTACGGTCATAGGCGTAGCGCTCGATCAATTGAGACAGTGAGTCGGCCGGCAGCAGGCGCAACGCTTCGATGTGAAGCTCGGTGTGCGGCTTGACTTGGCGGCGGCCGTTCTTCAATTGCGAGTAGGTCGACCACGGGATGCCGAGCAGCTTGGCGGCATACGTCGGACCCAGACCGGAGAATTTTTCGAATTCGTCAAGTGCGCTCACTCGACCTACCCTCTATGTGATGGGGCGAGGATACGTGCAGAGCACACATGAGAGCAAGCGGAGGGTTTGGTGGCATCCATGCCATCCCTGTCCTGGTGGAGAAGGTAGTGGGGTTCTACCGGCCCGTCAACTTCTTCCGGAGGCGCTTCAGGATCTTGAACAGCTCCTCCTGCACATCACGCTTCTCGGTCAGGGCGAGGTAGACGTGTTCGTCGAGGCAACCCTTGGCGATCAGGTGGTGAACGTAGACCACCAACTTCTGCCCCTGGCGAGCCAGGCGGCCGATGGTCTGGAGGTACAGCTCCAGCGACCAGGGGAGGTCGTAGAAGAGGACATGGCGCCCGCCGTGCTGAAGGTTGAGCCCATGGCCGGCAGACTGCGGGTGGACCAGCAGCATCGGCAATTTGCCGGTGTTCCAGGTCTTCACCATGCTGCCCTGGGCATCCATCACCTTGGCCTTGGGGAATGCCTTCTGGAGGCGGTCGAGGGAGGACTTGAAGTGGTAGACCACCAGGAAGTTCTCCCCCTCATGCTCAGCGATGATCTCCTTGAGGGCCTCGAGCTTCTGGTCGTGGATCTTGTGGACCGTGTTGACCTTGACCATCTCCTCGGTATCCATGTCCTCTTCGAGGTAGGTCTCGTAGAGGACCCCCGAGCAGATCTGGAGCAGCTTGCTGGATAGCGCCGCGGCAGTCTCCGCCTCAATCTCGCGACCCCCTTCGACGAGCTGGACGATGGATGTCTGTTCCATCTCGTCGTAGACGGCCTGGGCCTTGGCGTTGAGCTGGATCTTGTGCAGCTTGATGACCGGCTTCTCCAGCGGCAGGTAATCCTCGGCCTTCATCGTCAGGCAGATGTCCGAGATCTTCTCAGCGATCTTCTCCTCGGACCCCTTGAGCATCGCATAGGTGTGGTTGTACTGGTTCTTCTTGAAATACTCCTCGGTGTAGGCGGTGAACGTGGTGCCCAGGCGCTCGCCCATGTCCAGCAGGCCGACCTGGCCGAACAGGCCCAGGTAGGATTCGGCAGCCGGCGTGGCGGTCAGCTGGTGCATCCGCGTCATGAACGGGCGGACCTTGCGCAAGGCCTTCCAGCGATTGGTGCTGTGGTCCTTGAGCGAAGATGACTCGTCGATCACCACGCAGTCGTAGGGCCAATCGGTGCCCCAGGCATCCACCAGGAACTCCACCTGCTCGCGGTTGATCACGTAGATCGTCGCCGGGTTGCGTCGCTTGTGCTCACGCACCGCCACCTTAGCCGCCTGTTTGCGCGAGTATTCGCGGAAGAACTTCAGCTCGTCAGGGGTGGCCGGGGCGAGCATCTTCTCCTCGATCTTCTCCCGAGCGTACTTGACGATCTGCGGACCGGCGAAGCCCAACTTACTCTTGGCGTGCTGGCGCAGCTTCATCATCCGGTACTTACGCACCACGGCCTGCACATCCGGATGGTTGGCGCCCCACTTCTTGAGCAGGGCGGCCGCCTCCTGGCCGGCAGTGTTGATGCGGTCGACCAGGTCGTCGTCCCGGATGCGCGCCGCGGTCATCGGCGCCAGGTGCCGCCAGGTCACCAGCTCGGTCGGCCAGGTCTCGTTGGCCACGCGGATCGGCGCGATCACCAGGATGCAGTTGACCTCCATGCTCTCGACCAGGTCGAGCAGCGCGGTGAGGGTGGTCACCGTCTTGCCGAGGCCTAGGTCGACGAAAAGGGCGCTGAAGGGGTGGGTCTTGATGAAGTCACCCCCGGTATTCTGGTAGGGGTGCATCTGCTCGCGGTCGAGGCGGCACTGGGCCAGGCGCTCATCGTAGGATTGCATAACCCACCTCCCGGTCGTCCACGACGAACACTTCAATGCCCTGAGCGCGAATCTCACGATGGCGCTTAGCCTGCTGCTCCTTGGGCTCCTCGCCGAGCTGCTTGAACTCGATGAAGATCACCCGACCCTTGCGGATGAACATGCGGTCAGGCCAGCCGTTTACGTTGCAGCGCATCAGCTTCACGCCGAGCCAGCCGCGCCGTTTGGCATAGTCGGCCACGTCCTTTTCGATAGCGGACTCGAGATGGCTCATAGCCCATCCGCCATGTCAGCTGCGCCGATCTCCCGCAGGATTCGCCGGGAGCGATCCAGATACCAGTCGAAGTCGATGTCCGCCGGCAATGGCCCAGGGATCTTATCGGGCAGGGTCATCAAGGCCATAGCACCTTCAGAATCACCAACCCGGTTGCCGTTGCTGGCGTAGGTTATGGGTCCCGGCGAGTTCTTCGAGTAGTAGAAGCGCACGGCCTTACCCAGATAGCTGAAGCCACCTCCGACCATTACCGGTGCCGGACGCGACTTGCGCTTAACCGTAGCCTTGGCGCCATGCCCCTCGTCAATCCAGGCCTGGCGAGCCCACTGTCGATCCGCCACTTGCACCCAGTCGTCGACCAGCTCTTCGAAGCTCTGCTGTTGGCCGCCACCAGCCACCTTCTTGATCGAGATCATTTTGCGGATGTCATCGCACCACAGGATGGTGTCATCCAATGGGGTGCCCTTCGACAGCAACTCAGCCACCGCATCGGAGCAGATCTCCACGGTGGGGTTCTTGTCCACACCGGCCGGCGAGTATGCGCCTTTGCGCTTTACGCTGCCGTCGCGCTTGATGGCGAAGTAGTTGTTGACGTCGCGGCTGTAGATAGCCCTGTACCAGGCGGTCTCCATGACGAAGCGAGTCCGCTTCTCCCAGTTGCGGGTGATCTCCTCCATGCGCTCGATCTTGTCGCGGGGGCACTTCACGACAACGCCGTCCGTATTCGCCGATACGACGGCGATGCCCGACAGCTCGAAGGCCTCGATCAGCATCAGCAGCGCCAGCTGGCCCGTAACGGTGGTCTGGATCAGCAGGTTGGGGGCGAACAGCACCGACCACTGCGAACCGAACTTACCGAAGGATCCGTTCAAGACGATCTTGAGGGTCTCGGCAATCACCGTGTTGCCGGCGTCCTTGGCGGCCAGGCGGGTGTTGTAGATGTCGCGCAGCACGCGCAGGAAGGGCTCGCCGAGATGCTCGGGAAAGAGCTTGGACTCGAGGATGATAGAGGGGTAGTAGCTGCGCACGTCGCGGTCGCAGAGGACATAATCCGCATCCTCCTCGTGTGAGATGCAGCTCTCCTGGGAGTGCAGCCCGCCGTTGCCGATCTTGTAGTGGCTGTTGCCGATCTGGATGGCCAGCTTGGCCACCTTGTCGGGGATCGCCACCTTGCCACCGTCCAGGCGGAAGGTCGCCTGCTCGATGACGCCCAGGACGTTCTGCATGAGCGGGGTCTTGAAGCGGATGAAGGGCGGGGTCTTGTAGGTGAAGCTGGTGGTGGTGAAGCCCTTCGGCTTGTAGACCCGGCGTCCGGTGAGCACCTCGATCCTTTTCCGAATGACAGCCTCGGCGATCTGGGCATCGGACTTCGACCGCAGGTCGATCTCATACTCCTGGCTCATCGCGATGCGCAGGTCTATCTGCTTGCCGAGCTTGCGGCGCAGGCCCTTGGTGGTCTCCAGGTCGTTCCCGCAGTAGTTGAACACCACCTCGCGCCGACCAGGCTCCTCCATGATGTAGTCGTCGAAGTGGTACGGCAGGTCCTGCATCAGCCGGCAGTGGATTCGGCCACCGTAGATCTTCAGGCTTGCCTGACCCTTGGCCACTTCGATCAAGTCGATGTGGTCGATGCTCGGGTGGGTGGTGACGCCGTATTGCTCCTCGAACTCCCACGGCTTCAGGTTACCCTGGATGATGTGGTCCGATGCGGCCTTCAGCTGCTGGTTATCGACGCTGGAACTGGCCAGGGCCAGCATGAGGATGGGGAGATCATAGTTGCGACCGTTGAAGGTCACGATGGTGTACTTCTTCAGCAGCTTGATGATGGCGCGGCGGTCGAGGGGGTGACCCTCGTACAACTCGAACCCCTTGAACGGGGTGCGATCCATGTGGCTGAACATGACCAGGAAATAGTCACGGTAGCACTCGATGTCGAGCACAGCTTCTTCACGCTTTTGCATGGTGGATTCCTTCAGGCAAAAAATTGCCCGGTATTAACCGGGCCAGTGCCTTGGAGGAGTCGCCCTGAATATGCGCTCCCCCAGGCATATTTGCAACCTAGATCACAGATCGTCGTCGTCGCCGGAATCACCGCCGGTTTCGTCTTCGATCTCGTCCCAGGCGCCTTCGTCGTCGATGGGGGCCTCGCCGAGACGCTCACCGTCACGGACGAATTGCACACCGATCAGGTTGGCGTTGATCTTCTTGCCATGCTGGTTGTCCTGCGCCCAGGGGCGGATCAGCATGTTCACGACGCAGCCCGGGTACACGATGGACTCGATCTTGTCGTGCGGGATCAGCGAGCCGTTGGGGTAACGCACCGAGGGGGCGCGACCTTCGTTCTCGGAAGCCTTGATCACCCACATGCCTTCGTTCTCGTTCTTGCCGGTGTCATCACCGTCGCGGACGAACTTGTGCTCGGAGCCGATCCTGCCCATCTTCGAGGAGGTCAACAGCTTGTTGATCGCCTCAACCAGGGCCTTCTTGGCTTCGTCGTGGGTTTCCTTCGGCGCCAGGCCGGTGAGGCTGAATTTCTTGCGGTCGGTCTCGTTCTTCGCCCAGGCCTTGGCCAGGTGCGGGTAGGAGCAACGGACGTTGTCGATGCGGATGGTGCCATCGCTGTAGACGATGAAGTTTTTGCCGCGGGAGACGATAGTACGGGACATGCGATTCACCTTTTTTCGATTTACGGGTTGGTATTACAGTTCGCCGTCAGTGAGGTCTTCGAAAGCATCCTCATCGCCGACGGTGAGGGCCGCACGCTTGTCGTGTGCGGGTGCCATCACTGGCTTGCCAGGCGGTTTGACCGCCAAGCCCTCCATGTAGAAGCCCAGCTCCTTTCGGGTAATGCCGTGCTTCTTCAATACATCCTCGACCTGAGCAGGGCTCTTGATCGAGACATCAATGAATTCCGAGGCAGGAATCCCGCTCAAAAGCTCGAGGGAGTCGGCCGCAGCCTCACCCTTGGCGAAGAGGCGATTCGATCTACCTTCTACCAGCTTGAACGAAGGAACGCGACCCCCTTTTTGAAGAGTCTCCTCCAGCTCGTCCTCGATCTTCTTAAACCAGTTTTCGACGGTCTTGCGCATCCTGACCAGGCGTACCTTCTGAGACATGGTCAGCTCATGCACTGGCACCGGATGGATCTCGTACTCGTCGAAGGCATCGTCCAGACGGTCGATGAAGCGGACGACATCCACATCCGAATTCGAGTCAGTCAAATCGTCGAACACGCCCTCGACCAGGGAGTGCATGTGGGCGGCCAGGGCTACGCAGCTGGTCTTGACCTTGCACCAGAGGCACTGCTTCTCGCCAGGGGTCCTCGGCGCGTTGGGCATCCATGCCAGCGCCGCACGTTCCTTCACCCAGGCCGCGAACTCCAGCAGCTCTTCCCGCGTGATGGTCCAGGTGTCGAAATGATTCAACCTGGGCTGACCAATGCCCATCTCGATCTCCTCGAAATGGTACAGATGGTCGTACTTGCGGAAGGCGCCATAGGCGTAAAGGCGCAGCTGCGTGTTCTGCGTGGCGAAGACTTGGACACCTTTCCCGTACTTGAGATCCCGGATCCACATCTTCCCTGGGACGCAGGCGATGAAGTCGGCGGTGCCACCCTGGTTGGGGATCGGAGTCAGGTCCGAGAAATCGACCCGCTGCTCCACATAGTGCTCGCCAGGCAGGAACTCGCACCAATCGACGTATTCACTGACGTAGTCGAGCATCACCTCGTCGATGGTGATCTCGAAGGTTTCCTTTCTTTCGACGACCTTCTCGACGGTGCCGATCAGGTGCCGCGGCTTGACGCCGGTAGACAGCCACATCTCGGCGCAGCCGTGAGCCACGGTGCCTTCGGCCGCTTCAATACCCGCGGTGTCCTCGGCCATCAGGTTAGGCAGCAGCGAGCCCAGGCAGTACAGCCACATGGCGGAAGCCGAAGGGGCGTAGGCGCTGTGGCTACCCAGCTTGGCCTGAAGCTCGTTGAGATCGAAGGGGGGTTGCATCGTGGGACCTCTTGAATTGGCGTGCGGCCAACCCAGACAAGCTGGTGACCAAACCGCTGAACGTGGATGGCTGCACTGGGGAGGCGTCAGGGTCTTCCTACGGCTACGTACTGGGGTGAGCCACCGGCTTCCAGTAGCAGGGTGTCAATTCACCACCCTGACGCCTCTCCAGTGCAGCCTGGGCAATAGCCCAGACTGCTCGACCATCTTACAGCTCGTCGCCTTCTTCGGCCTTGCCACCCAGTACGATCTCTTCGTCGCTGAACAGCACGTCTTCGTCGGCGGTTTCACCGGCATCCTGGTAGACCTTCAGGCGGGCCAGCACCTTGACCGCGGTATCGAATACCTGCTGGAAGTGCTTCTCGTCGATGGCCGAGATGGTGTCGTAGCCCAGCGGCTGGAAGATGCGCTGCGCGGTTTCCTTGCTGGTGGCGTCCTTCACTTCCAGGACCTTGGCCTTCATCTTGTCGCGGGTCATGGCCGGCGCAGTGGTCTTGGGCTTCTCGTCAGCGGGCGGAGTGGTCTTGCCCTTACCGGTGGTGCGCGGAGCCTTGTCGACTTTCACTTCGCCAGTGGCGACCGGGGTGGCGGTGGAACCGACGCTGATGTCGGCCTTAGCGCTGTTGGCCGCGATGGTCTCGAGGGACTTGGCGATGCTGGCGACGTCGGCGAAGAGTTTGGTGAGTTGTTCCATGGTGCATTGACTCCGAAGGTAGTGGGTCCGCCTTGCTGGCGGTCTGTGTTGCTTGACTGCCAGCAAATGAAAACACGCCCGGAAGTGGTGGTCAACAGTTTTTTTACGATTGATCTCAACCAGCCTCTCGTGTACGCTTGCGAGGCATGTTGCAATCCCCAACTGAGGCCACTGTGATGCCCTTACCAATCTGGGTCACCGATCCAGGGCTGTCCGAAGCCGAAAAGGCTCGAGCCCTGCTGAACTACCGAATCCGCCTGGCCGCCCTGCACGTTGACTGCTTCGGCAGCATCCACGAGCTGAGCACCCGCGCTGGCTACGCATCCGCCTACCTGGGCAACGTCATCCGCCGCGGCGTCCTGCCGCTTCGCGTCGAGCTGGCCATCCGCCAGGTCGTTGGCGCCGACGCTTTCCCGACCGAAAAAGATCTGCTCGCTCGCTCCTTGTGAGGTAATCATGGAGAAGAATAGCCCCGGAGGTTTCCTCCAGGCGCACGGTGCGCTTCTGATCGAGAATGGCTACAACATCATTCCGATCCCACCGAAACAAAAAGGTCCGACCATCAATGGGTGGTCCCAGGTGCAAGCCAACAAGCGTGCCCTCGACACCTGGCTGGATCAGGGGATGGGCACCCAGGGGATCGGCATCAATACCCGCTTCACGCCCGCCGTCGACATCGACGTCCCGGATGATACGTTCGCTGAGCAGCTTCAGGCCAAAGCCATCGAGCTGTGGGGCGAAGCGCCAGTGCGGATTGGTCAGGCGCCCAAGCGGCTGCTGCTTTACCGGACCGACAACCCCTTCCGCAAGATGACCAGCGCCACCTATAACAATGAATGGGGCGAGCGCTGCCGCATCGAGATCCTGTGTGATGGCCAGCAGTTCGTAGCCTTCCATATCCACAAGGATACCGGCAAGCCTTACACATGGGTCACCGACGAGACGCCGCTCAACGTGGCGGCCGACGATTTGCCCGTGTTCGACGAGTCGCTGGTGCAGGAACTGTTTGACTTATTCGAATCCGGAGCCAAGGAGCGCGGCTGGGAAGTGACCAAGGCATCGCTCGGCACTCGTCGCCAGATGCAGGCTGGTCAGGTCGACCGCGAAGACCCCTTCGCCGCTGACGTCACCAAGGTCGACATCTCGACGACCGAGCTGCGTGCGCGGTTGATGATGGTGCCAGGTGCCGAAGAGTACGAGACCTGGGTCGAGGTCGGCATGTCGCTCTTCCACCAGTACGACGGCGAAGACCTGGGCCGCGAGCTGTGGCACGAGTGGTCCGAGCTGGCCGACAACTACGACCCGGAGGCGCTGGACAGCAAATGGAAGAGCTTCGACATCGCCGAAAAGCGTCGGGCGCCACTGACCGCACGCCGGATCCTGCAACTGGCCAAGGACGCCGCGGAAAACACATCGGCTAAACTGGCCGCCGATCTCCACAACCAATTCACCTTGGCGAGCAGCCAGGAGGAATGGAAAGCCGCGGCCAAAGCAACCCGCTCCGCTGAGATCGACTTTCTTGCCAGGTCCGCGCTTGTCACAGCCGCATCCGACAGACTTCAAGCCATCACTGGTATCAAGCCTGTCAAGGCTGAGATCAAGAAGCTGCTGGCCTACGAGATCAACACCAAGGACATGCCGGGCTGGTGCAAAAGCTGGGTGTACGACGTCAGCGACGACCGCTTCTATCACCTGAAGCACAAATTCTCGGTGTCGACCCAGGGCTTCAACGCCATGAATGACCGGCACTCGCTGACCAAGAAGGACATCCTCGAAGGCCGCACCATGCCAACGTCTTCCGCATCGGTGTTGGCACTTAACGTCTACAAAATACCCTCGATCAACGGCCGCATGTATGCCCCGGGCCGGGACCCCGTCTTCACCTACAACGGTGAGAAGATGGCCAACACCTATCCGGAGCACCATGTGCCGGAGGTGCCGAGCGTGCTGCGTCCCGTCGACAAGCAGAACATCGCCAAGGTGCAGAACCACTTCGCTCACCTGATCGAGGATGCCAAGGAGCAGCGCGACCTGCTGGACTGGATCGCCTATGTCGTGCAGAACCCGGGGCAACGGGTCAACTATGCGCCCCTGCTCCAGGGCGTCCAGGGCGACGGCAAGTCTTTCTTCTCCTTCCTGCTCGCCGCGGTGATGGGTCAGCCCAATGTGCGCATGGGCAACGCCCACATCCTGGAGGGGTCGTTCACCGGCTGGGCGCAGGGCCAGTGCGTGATGGCCATTGAGGAGATCCGCCTGGTTGGCCACAACCGCTTCGACGTGCTCAACCGCGTTAAGCCCTTCATCACCAACAAGGTGATCGAGATCCACCCCAAGGGGCGTGACCCGTACAACGTGGAGAACACGACCAACTACCTACTCTTCACCAACTACCGGGATGCCATGCCGCTGAGCAAGAACGAGCGGCGATTCATGGTGCTCTTCAGCCGGTGGCAAACCTCTGATGATCTGCGCGATTTCCTCGAGACGAACCCGGATTACTACATCGACCTCTACTCGGCACTCGAGGAATCGGCCGGTGCGCTCCGCGGTTGGCTGCTGAAACACGAGTTGTCGGAGTCGTTCAATCCGCAGGGCAATGCGCCGATGACTAGGGCCTTCTCGCATATGGCCGACGTTGCTCAGCCCGCAGAAGTACGTGCAATTAATGAAGTCATCGCATTGGGTGAGTATCCGGACATCTGCGATGAGCTGTTGAACATCACCTTGTTGCAGCAGGTAGAGCCAGATGTGGGTAACACCCGGGTGCTCGAAAAAGCGCTTGAGATGGCTGGATTCTTCGGGTTGGGGAGAATCAAGGTGAATGGCGATATGTGTCGCTTCTACACTAAGTATCCTGAGAAATTCCAGTCGATTGGTGACAACGATTTGATGCAAACCGACACGGCCAAGGTGCGGCAATGGCTGAAGGAGAACGTCCCACCGGACGATGACCTCTGACCACAAGGCCCGCTTCGGCGGGCTTTTTCTTGGGCGTCAAACGTGCAAGCGGTGGCTAGGAACCGAAGGAACCGAAAAAATCAGGAAAATGTCTATGTCAGAACTTTTTTCGTAGATGGGAACGATTCTTGCGCAAATCAGCTAAGTCCTTGTTCTTTATATCTTTTAAAGATGATGATGATTATCTAGGAACCGGAAGAACCGGATATAGAAGAGTTTCCGTACAGGAGAAAAATTATGAGAAAAAACACTCTCCTATAGAGAAACTCTTTCCAGATCGGTTCTTCCGGTTCCTGGCCGAAAACTCACCGATGACCTGGCCGAACGGACACGCCAATTTGACACGCCTAATGTGCATCGCTATTTGACCGATTTACCGAGCGGTGGCTTGGGCGAAAAACGGTAAAACGTGAGATCGCGGCTCAGCGTC